CCACCAGCAGTTGTCTTTGCATCTATCATAGCAAGCAGACCGTCTGGCCCAAGCTCTAACTCTTCAATTAACTGCTTTGCATTTGCTAGTTGCGCCACTTTATCGGGGTCGCCCTCAAACTTATTAACCAAGTCTTGTTGGTATGCAATTTCATCTGTAAGACGATTAATTTCTACATCATAGTTCTCAATACCGAGAAGCATCCCATCATCTTGCGCCATATCCAAGAAGTCATCTAGTAGGCCTTTGATTTCCCCTTCGATCTTTTTCTGGGTTGGCGTTCTTTTACCTGGCATACCGCTTAAGTAAACAGCAACTTCTCTTTCCATCCAGTCTTTAAAGGAAGTTTTTGCAAGAGACCAGTCAGCAGTGCTAAAGCCAATAGACCGAACACGAAGCGCTCCATCTTTACCCTTAACATCTTGAACCCAGATGTCTTGCAAGTTCTCCATGGTTTTCCGAAACATAACTGTGCCTCGGTTCTTTTGCTGGTCTACACCATTAGTTCCGAACCCAGCAGTGTTTCTGTCCAGAGCAATCTGATTGTTGCCAGTCAAAAGAGCCAGCATACGCTTGATACCTTGAGGCATATCCTTGTCTGACAAACGCAAAACATTAAAGACAGGACTTCCAAAAGGAGAGAGGTCAGTAAAGGTGGTCTTTTTTGTAGACCAGCCGTTAGCCCCATCGCTCATCGCCAGTGTATTGATTCTGTCTTCAAACGCAGCATCACTCTCGCCAGGCCGTTTGCTTTCATTCCTCTTGCGGCGTTCCTTGTAAACAAGAAAGTCAGTGTAGTGCTTAAAGGTAGGGAAAGCATTTTTAGCTAAGGCTGTAGAACCCTCTACTTCTGGGAAGGTAAACTTAAGGGTGTGATAATCATCACGCGCACGGTCTAGGTTGACAACAATCTCTTCCGTTTGGACTACATCTGTAGGACGGGCAGGGTCTTCGGGGCGTGTAAGCTCACCCTTGCGAGCCTTCAAGGAAGTAACAACACGATCTGAAAGATCTACAAGTCCAAGTGCCTCATCAACTTCCTCATCCAAAAGCTGTTGGACTGTGGGCTGGGTTCCGTCATCCCTAACGAGAGGAGAGGGAATAGACTCTAACTCAAATGGGCTAGTTAATTCTTCTTTGGCGACAACAAAACGCTGGCCGTTTTCTATGTAAGCAATGTTGCCATCTTCAAGTCGCTCTGCAACTTCAACGCGAGTAGGCGCACCATCATCAGCATAGATAACAACAGTGTCTGCGTCTGTCTCAAATGCCTCTGTGCGCGTTCCACGTGAAACAACAGGAGCATCAAGCATAGCATCATCCGTGTAAATGATGTCGATCTCAGTCAGATCAGCTTCATCATCAACAGCTTTGATTGTGTCATCTAAATGATCTTCTTCAAACTTCTTCATCCCATCTTCTGAACGATTGATAAACGGGACAAGGCGTCGAGCGTTCTCAGGCATAACATGTTTAACAAAATGGAAGCCACCAGGGATTGCCCCACCTAGCACGCCGCCAAATGCTGTGCTTGCACCTATGTTTGCTAGGGCTTCAACACCGCTTTCCAATGGGTCAAATGGATATCGTATGCCCTCAAAAGCAACACCAGCAGCAAAGCCTTGTTTGGCACCAGCCGCAGCCGCAGCACTAATTTTAGCTGTTCCAGTTATTGCGCCCTTAACTACACCGAGGGCTGGAAAAGCAAAAAGCAAGTTAAGTGGGTTTGTTACCGCAGTTCCTATAGAAGTAAGGAATGAAGTGTTAGCCATCACTTCTCTACGAGCTTGGTTTCTTTGCAGGCTGGCGCTAAGAAAGTCAAAGTGATCTTTATTTCTTGCGTGAGCCAAGTGATAGGCAAAAGGCTCAAGCTCAGGGGCCTGTTCCATTGCTGTTGCAAAGTCAAACGAGTGGTCAATATCAGCCGCACCAAATCTAGCAAACTCTGTAAATGCATCCGATATAGGGGATGTATAAGTTTTAACTTCGGCAACCCATGACTCGCTAAAAGTCGGCTCCGCACCATCATAGAGGCTGCGTTTATCGTATCCGATCTCAACTGGTTTTAACATTTAAGATTAATCTCCCAGTGGAATTAGTGCATTTATTTCATTTAAAAAAGAACTATCTCGTCGCTTTTGTAATTGCATTGCAATGTAATCCATACGCCCCATAGCTTTTTTAACTGCAAGATGTTTTGAAAAACCATTTAAAGAAATGGGTCTACCAACGATTTCTTGCCCCTTCGTATCGTTTAAGTAATAAGGTTGCCAAAGCACTTCTTTATCAGATGAACTAGACAAAGGCATTAAATAAACCTTCTTTTCAGGCGCTACAGCATCGATCATTTCGCGTAATAAAGTCTGACCTTCTGTATCAAGAAAATTAGATGGAGAGTATGGGTATTTATTATATTTGCCAGATTGCTCGTAGAACCCATCTTTACCAGAGTATTTGTCTCTAGCATAAGCTGTAACCGCAGCGCTAAACGATAGTTCAGGCGTCCCAAGAAATGTTTCTGCTGCTGGAAGTAGTTTATCGCGCAAGTGAGAAGGAATGTTAGTTAGCTTATTCAATTCATATCTGGCTGCATTGCGAATGTTTTGCTCATCACTAGATTTTGCATCATAAATAAACTCGCTGTTTGCCCGAATGATTTTTAATAACTCACTGGGATTTGCTTTGTTAAATAGACTGGTTTTGTATGCTTCTATGGCAAAATTATCGCCGCCTAGTTCTCGCAGCATATTAAGTCGCTTGACTTGAATATTAATTTCTTCGCCTTGATCTCCGCCAAAGTAAACATCAAGCGTTTTGTTTTTATATTGCTGTGCTGCTCTAACATTTGTAAGCCTGTTAAGGGTAGGCAGAAGCTGTTCATCTGGCAAGAGGCCAGTAGAAAAAGAAACAGCAAGTTGCTTAAGGTGGGTAGATGATATTGGCGCATTATTTTCTTCTTGCTGAACACTAACAGGAGCGCTAAGAACATCTAACATGCTATCGTATCCAAGTTTCCTCGAAAGAAGATCTTGATTGCTTTTGGTATTTGCTATTAACTCAGAATTAAGCTCTTTATTGAATCTATAATTCTCATATTCTTTTTCCAAAGCAGAAGAGGCAGACTTCGCAACCCCATTGTAATACGTCTTGGTTTGGTTCCACTCATCTTCACTTAGATTTACTCCCTCAAGCTGAGGGTTTTCTTTTAGTGTTTCTTCTGACCAGACGTTTGTTTTTGCCTCAGAACTTAAACGTGATAATTGAGCAGGGGTCTTATCTCGTGCAGCAGAACGGACTACACCCAAACGAAAATCCGACTTAGCCTTTGCATTAAATCTTGCTTTTGCAGTCGCGTCTAACAGAGTGCTAGACTTTGCCGCTTCAGTTATTTCATTAAAGTATTCACGAGCATTATCAACATTACCACTAATGGCCATGTTGTAAGCCTCGGTTGCTTGGTCACCAAAGAGAGATAGCTCTTCATTAGCAGCCATATCATTAAGCTGTTGCTGTCTTTCCAGCTTAATGTCCATTTCGGCAAGAGAGCCAATGTTGTAAGCAATTTCATTAAAGGTAGGTAGGAAATCTTCCCCACCACTTTCAGTAATATCTTTAGTCCGTTGAGCCAGATATGTTTCCATATTAGCCCGAAAGTATTCTGCGGAATTAGGTTTAGTTTTAGCATCAAGCTTAAACTGGGCAGCAACACTCTTCATTTCGTTTTGAGTCGCAATGGACATGCGGCGGTTAATTTCTTTAACAGCAACCTCTCGGCCAAACTTACCTAGGCCAGAAGGGATTTTCTTGGAAACAACCTTGCCATCATCATCAAGAACTTGAGCCTCAGCAGCAAACTCAGCGCCAGCTTTTTTTTGTAAGCTTGCAGTTTGCTCAAACATAAAGTCAGCGAACTGACCATAGCCCTTAGCCTTCTGCTCATAGACTCGCTCGGAGCCTGACTGAACATTTACAACACCAATTCTACTGAGCTTATAGCCCTGACCTGCGCGTGTGCGTTTAATCTCAACCATGTCTTAGTTTTCCCCTTCAGGTTTTTTTGGCGCTTTTGCAGGAACTAAAGTAAATGCTTTATATGCTGTATCAAATAATGTGTTTCGTGCCTGGGCGCGGTAAGACTTGCGAGCCTGAACACCTCTACGCTCAATAGCCTTAGCTTCTTTTTCAAGAGCAGCTTTTTCACGAGCCTCTTGAAGACGAAGGCGGTCAACGCTTTTGCCATATAATTGTTGCTCACGCTTTCTCAGGGCAGCAGCACTGCGTCCAACTCTACCACCAGCAGCAACAGCAGCCGCGTTGTAAGCCACCATTTCTGCAAACTGTGCTTGTTGATCTTCGTGCGCTTGCGTGGCCAGCAGAGCTACATCTTGTTTTTGTAGGCGAACCTCCGCAGCCTGTGCGCGAGCCTCTCTAAGAGCCGCTTTAGCCGCTTTCTTCTTTGCCCTAGATGACATAAAGCCACCTGCTACTTGCATCCCTAGTGCTACCTGCCAAACCATTAGAACGATACCTCTACTACCATGCCGTTCAACTGTAATCCAAATGGAACGGACTGTGTAATCTCAACCACTGGATCACGACTTAAACCAATTAAACGGAACTCCTTCTTCCCCGTAAAGTTTGCACGGTCTAAGGAGAAGTCATCGTTTACATTACGCAACACCATGTTCTTATTATTAACAGCTACAGACAAAGTGTCCAGCAGATCTAGTGTTACCATATCAATCTTGCGTGGACGCCCTGTGAGGGAGTCGCCGCTAATAAAGATGTCGATGGGGAGGGTTCTTAGGATAGGGTTAAACTGATATCCTACATACGCAGCAGTTACCGAGTCCTTAACAGTAGATACATCTACCTTACCAGTAGTAACCTCACCTACAGTATACTCACCCAGATAATCAGTGCCGCTTACAATCTTTACCTTAGCATTGTTAGCATACTGATCGCTAACATCAAACACACCAGCTACACCATTAGTGCGATACTTGCAGAAGTCCATAGGCATATCGTCCTTGAACTCTTCTAGGTAGTAGCGGTTGGTTCCGTCACCCTTGTCTCGGACAGCAACAGTAAACAACTGGCGGTCTACAACGCAAATGCTGTGGAACTCACCAGGCGTATCCCACTTCATCCAACCTGCTTTCTGGTCTCCACGGGAAGAATAGAAAACAGACAAGCTACCCTCTGGGTTTACCAGGAACATATAGGATTCAGACCTGTCAAAGCCGCCCTTAATAGATGCTGATTGTAAAGGCGACTGCATAAGGTGCGAGGCGGTCTGGCTTACGTTTTGTGTGTTGTAAGCTTGCTCTACCTCGCTATACACAAACGAACCTAGCATTTCACCAGAGGCTTGCGTATAGAGCGTAGCGCCATCAAAGGGTTGTGGTCGTGCAAACGAGCAACCGAATGGCGTCTGACGTTTAATCAAAGCTGTTGCAGGAGTGATAGGTGCTGATGTAACAGCAGGAATATATGACTCACTACTAGCGGAAAAGACTTGGAGGTCGCGATTAGATACCAAATGCCTAATTTGAGAAAACTCACCAAAGCTAGAAGCAATATCAATGGCATCGTTAGCAGCCCCGCCACCGATAGAAAAGTTAAAGAACTCGTTAGACTTAGAAGCCCAGATGTGGTCTGGCTGTCCTGTTGTGCCAGCAAACCAAAGGCGCCCCTCAAAGAAGGTTACTGCGCCAGGGTAGCCACGGATGCTAGAGTAAGACTGCTCATACCACTCAGTAGTAGGAGCTACAGTAGCCACACGCATACTACCACCGCCAATAGCAGAGCTATTAGCAGCGTGGCCGCAGTCGTATTCAAATGTGTTCTCGTCAATAACCTGAGACACAGGGAATGTGCCCTCTATTTGTCCCTGAGTGATACCGCCCAAAGGGCCCAAGCGAGAAATAGTAACAGAGTTGCCAACTTCCAGATTATGTAAAGCCATAGTAACGCGAACAAAATTAATACCAGAGAAGACCTCTGCGCTATCAGGAGCAAGCTCTCTGTATAAACCTTCATCTGGAATCGTCACCGTTACCACTGTGCTACTTGTATGCCCAGTAATATACACTGGAACAGATCCAATCAAAAGCCATTTGCCGACATGACTAGACGTAAAGTATGCAGTAGACGCAGTTAAAGTGCGCCCCGTTCCCTCAGCAACAGAGCTTGGCGTCAGCGTCATTCCCTGCGGCTGGAAGTCAAAGTAAGGTTGTTTAGGCACAATTAAAAGGTGAGCATCAGCAGGAGGCGTGGACTTGCCTAGCTGCAATGTTTCAAACTCGAAGTCTTCAGTAACAAAAGTATCTGAGGCTGTGCGCCGAATAATCTTAGGCGGGAAGGATGTGTGGCAAATAAAGGTAACATCGCCAGAGGAGGCGAAGGTAATCTCTGATAACTTTTCTGTAGTCCAAGGGCAGTTGCCAGAGCCGCTCAGAGACATAGTGTAAGACACGCTGTTGTCAGAGGTATCAATAGTAAAGATGTCTAGCTTTTGATTGCTAAACGCAAAGATGTAACGCTCAGTATCCGAGAAGATAAACGGCTCAATACGGACTTCCATTGGATTGGAGGGGGTGCGCGTATTAGAAAACTCGTAGATAAACTCAGTGCCAGGGCGCTTCTTAACACCCCCCTCCCCCAAGATAAGGAAGTTACGAACCTTCTGTGCGCCAGCCTGATACAACTGCGTGTCTACACGGGACGTAAAAGAGGGGCTTAGCTCGCCAAACTGAAAGCTGTTGAAAGGAACTTTAACCTTAGCCATTAGGAACGCCTTTCGGTCAGGAACCTCGAAGTAATTAGTTTGCGTGTAGTTTGTTGCTGACTATCCGTCGAGCGAGCCTTAGCCATAAAGAGATTTGCTTTCTGCTCGAGAACAGCAGCCAAGTTACCGTCACGGGCAATAGAAGTAGCAAAGATACTGGCAAGGATATACTCGACAGCGACAACAAAATAGGATGGCCAATCTTCTTCGCCAGCACGATATATGTAGTCAGCAACAACAGTTTCGGTAGAAGATACATCGCTGAATACTTTGTCGCCGTAGATCGTGTAGTTAATAGGTTGGTCAGATACTGTGATGGCGTTGACCATCAGGATTCCTGTGGGCAGTTGGTGTGCTGTATCGAAGCGGCCAGTAGGCTCATCAACAAGAGCGGCTAGTTCTGCCTGCTCGGTAGCAAAGCGCCAACGCATTAAACATAGTTGTGAACGTGCAATGTCTTCATACATATTTGAGGCTACTAGAGCCTCGGTCGTGTCGTCTTCAAAGGATGTGATTGGATCAGCGCCGATAAGGATCAGGGCGCGTGAGCAAATATCAATAGCACTATTAGCAGCAGTAGAGGGCATCGTTCACCTTTGTAAGTAGTAGGGGAGGGAGATAAGTCCCCCTCCCCAGATAACTTAGTTGTTGTCGAGAACTTCGTAAACGCCATCGTCATCAATAACAACCGCGCCCATGCTCATGTGAGCAGTGACAAGGTGTGCTACTTTTTCAGCAACGTAGTTTACTTCAGTCTGAACATCCGAACCCACACCCAGGCCAATGGCCGAACTGTGATACAAGAAGTTCTTACCGCCAGCAACAGCCGAGGTAGCGAAGCATTTGATGCCCATGAACTCTTTCATGGAAGCGCCACCTGCGAATGGCAGGTTCTGGTCGCCAACAAAGTCGCTCGAAGCGAACTCAGTAATGTTGAACAGATCAGCGTAAGCAGCAGGAGACAGGGCGAGGAAACGCTTTCCGTCTTCTGGGATGTCTGCTGTGCCGAGAGTTTCGAACATAGTCAGGAAGTCAGCTTTAACCAAGGCACCAGCAGTGTCGTTGATTGCTGTGGAGTTTGCACCAGCATCAAGAGCAGCAGTGATAAGGTCATCAGTTTTGCGACCCAGAGCATAAGCAGCCGATTGAGCAACAGCCTGGCGTTCGTCGATGTTGATTTTCAACTCGTCCAGCTTGTCGATATACTCAGGTGCATAGTGATCTGTCAGGGTTGCAGTCACATTGCTGTGGGCTACTTCCATAGCAGTAACATCAGCACCGCGAGCTTTGGTGTTGGCAGCGCCTTTGCCAATGATTTGGAATTTAACAGTCGAGCCGTTCACGTTGTTGGCTTGGCGGACGGTGTTGCGAAGTTTCGAACCCATACGCTGATATGCCAAGTGAACTTCCGATTCGAACTGCGTGATAAAAGCATTGTTAATTGTGTTAGCCATTACATTTGTCCTATAAAAAGAAAGTTAGATTAAGGTTTTTCAGGATTGGTTGTCCGTGTTTCGCATCGCCTGGTTATCCATCTCTGGGCCATCCGCTATATACGGGCCTCTCATCAAGCAATAATGCCTGAAATGTTGCAATTTGGCAACACAAAAAAGAACCGCCAGTGGAGGAGGTCACACTGGCGGTTCAATAGCAAGGAGATTTGCTGTCTTTATTTATAGAGCTTTGAGAAACCCTCGTCAACTTGTTTTACAAAGCCTGGGTCACGGCGAGTATTGTCCCAATAGCGAGGGTCTTGCATCATTGAGCGTAGCTCGTCTTGGTTTAGGCCAGCAGCAGTTGACCCTTCGCCGCTAAGATTAACACCATCATTCATAGACATGAAGTGTTCCAGTAGCTCTACGCCAGCAGCGCTCTCGCCCATAGCCATGACTGCATCAGACATTTCCTCTGGCACATTCTTCTGCGCCCACAAGGATACGGCCTCAATACGAGCGCTAGAGTTGTCACCCAACTTAGCAGCTTCCGCTTCTAGGTCTGGCCCCTGGGGTATCATGCGTTGCAAGCCCTCTGCAAACTCATCCTGAGAGAAACCATTTTCCCAAGCAAAGTTAGACCACCACTCTACGTTTGGATCATTGGCTAGGTCTTCTGCGATTTCCTCAGTCCCTTCTGGGAGAGTGTAGTCACCAGAGGTTTTAGGACGATTGGCAAATGCCTCGCCTTCAATCTCTTCCATAATAGAAGTTCGGATATCTTCCTCACCCTTACCCATACGGCTTTCCAGGTTGCTATAAGATGTAACCAGATCTTCTGGTGTCTTAAACTTTTCTGGTAGCCACTCTGGGCGGCTTGTTTCTACTGACTCCGTTGTTACATTGGCGTCAGGTGTTTCGGCTACTGCCTCTACATTATCTGTTGCTTCAGTCATTTGCTTTCTACTTTCTCTGCATGTTTAATGCGCCGCTCAAGCAGCGCTACTACAAAGCGTTGACCCTCCAAATGTCGGAGTTCGCCATCGCTTATTCCACCGCCAGCTACCGCATCCAATGTAATGGAACGGAGATAGCGAAGAACCTCACGCCCTGCTGGACTACCCATCAAGGCTCTAATGTCTTGTGAAATCTTTTCGTCTTCCTCTTTCGGGCGAGGATAGCCGTCTACTCCAATGTGTGACATTTATACCACACCGCCGCCTTGCTGTTGGGCAGCCATTTGTTGCATCATCTCTTGCATCTGTTTTCTCTCCGCTTCATCTCTAATCAAAGTATCGGGGACACCGAACTTCTTACCAAGATAGATCGCGGCCTCTTCTGTGTCTACAAGTAAGTTGACCATCTCTGGGCCGAAGTTACCACCGACAAGCTCTAAGAAGCGAGCAACGGATGAGATGTCTTGATTAGACTGAGCTTGTGCCAAAGGTGAAGAGCTACGAACTTTAACTTCACGGCCATTCACTGTAGGCAAATCAATACGCCCCTGCTTCTTGAGAATGTAAACTACACGCTGGAGAAGGGGTTGAACTAGCTCTGCTTGCAAGCGACCAAAGGCTGAACCAATACGACGAGACAAGTCTGCCATACGCTCTGCAATCTCTGTGGCTGTAGCTGGTGTGCGATTTGGATCACCAAGCATATCGTTATACAGAGCGCGTTTAATGTTCAGGCGCATGTCGTTTAGCACAAGCTGGGCAACGTCAAAGCTACCAGCAGCAGCTACAGGCTGTAGTCCGCCTGAGCCTGGGGCTTTAGGAATGACTGTGCCTGGCACAAGGTTGATTGTATCCACGTTGATAATGCCATCGTCATCCATCTGATAGATGCCAGAGATAGCCATCTGTGCGTTCTCAAGGATTAGTTGGATAGTCAGGTTGGTTGTCTTGATAGAAGACAGTGCGTTGACTAGCGGCCCTCGCCCATAAACTTCGCCAGAAGCTTTCGACCATCGGAAACAAATGAACGGGTTACTACCGACACCTGTGAAAATATCTTGGTAAATGAGTTCACCATGCGTTTTATCAATAGCATAGTAGCCGTAACGTTCTTGGTTTGGTTTATCATATAATCGACAAACGACTTCAAGGACTTTGCATTTTTCATCTGGTTTATTCTCCATCAGGTCTACCAACTTGGGAGACAGTTTTGCTTTAGGGTATGCAACTTTAAAGTCGCGGTGACGAATCTCGCGCTCACGATACACATGGTCAATGCGATCATCAGCACCATTTTCTAATACAATCTTAGGCAGGGGGATAGCGCTAAAGCGTAGTGGGTTAACGGCATCGCCTTCTTCCACTAGCAAGCAGCCAGTGCCTACAGCTAGATCCATAAACGACTCATGCACTTCCTGTGCAAAGTTACTGTTAGCTATGATTTCAAAGATGTATTCTGTGACTTCATCGAGATCATTATTTACCTCATCACGCTCTTCACCAGGAATCTCACTGCCAGCAATAAGGTCTGACCAGCGAGCGAAGTTAGGCACTAGGCCACTCTGTAAGCGCGATGCAAACTCTTGAACACCAACGACAGCAGTCTCATCAAAAATGCGGTCATCTCGGCGCTCGGCGGGGGATGTATGGAAAAAGCCCTCACGCTGTGGGAGAGCATAGTCGTAGCACTCTTGGAACAAGTCTTCGAAAGGAAGTCGAAACGACTTGGCCGTTTCATACTTTTTCATGTAGTGCTTCGCTGTTTTATTTTCCATCAAAGTATCCACCATAGAATCCACTACCACCACCAGGAGCGGATGTTAAAAGAGCGCGACGACCAGTCTTGCGAGTCAAAGCCTTGGCTTCCATCTCGATTAAACCTTTACGTTTTTGTCTAAGTTGTTGAATATCAGGCTGCACATCAGCGTCACCAATTAAAATATTCTTAGCTTTTTGAGTTTGTTCAGCGACTGCTTTTTCACGTGCTTTTACTCTGCCTGAGATGTGTTGGGCTTTGCCGCCTACTCTGCTTACCGCAGGAGTCGTGTAAGCAGAAATTAAACTTGTCTTTAAGGCTTCGACACTTCGAGGATCAGATCCAGCAGCGATGGCCTCTGTAAGTTCGGGCTGACCAACTTTTGCTAACTCTGATTTGTATTTTTTTGCAAACAGATCTGCTGTTTGTTGTTTCGTGTAATTTCGATACATCTTGCCGCCATGCGCATAACGGGTAACGGGATCACCAACACGATCAAAAACTGCAGCAGCAATTTTAGGGTCAATACCTTTTGCTAGACCCAGTTCAGAAATAAGACTTTCCCTAACAGAAATACTATTCTGACGACGCTTGGCGCGCTCACGCTCGATAACTAACGACGACTTTCCCATTACTTCATCCTATTCCAGAAGCTCTGCTTCTTTTGCTTGGGGTTCCGTGTAAATATATCAAATTCTCGCTTCATAGTAAATGGCTTTGCTGTTTTGCTATTACCAAGCACTTCGCGCCCCTCGCCACCACCAAGCATTAGATACTGCAAAGCATCGTGAATATGAGAGAAACGGTTCTTATCTGGCTTGTCATCGTAGCGCTCACCCGACACTTGCATACGCCGATACCCATACCCACCCTCAAAGCCCTTGATCAGTTCTTTGCATCGTGGGTCAATCAGGATACCAGACTTGCCCTCGACCATACGGTTAAGAGTTCCAGCCACAGCCTCAACACGCAAAGATACGTCATTGCTTTGTGCAGGGCGAGCTACCAAGCCAGCGCCACGCAATACTTGGAACGGAGTGCTTTCATCAGTCTGAGCGCGGAAGTCACCAGCAGGGTCACCGATAATACTAACCTCACAGGCTGAGTAGCGCGTGGCTATCTCCTGCCTAATTAACTCTGAGAATCGGACGATACCCATGTCAAAGGCGACAATCTCTTGCAGTATAAGCCATCGGCCACGCACCTTTTGTCCGAACACTGCGGCGGGAGTGAGGCCAAAATCAAGGCCAATAAAAGTAGGAACTCCAGCAGCCACGGGAATTTCTTCTTTAGCAACGTGCATATCAGGCGCAAACATTTGGTAAACTGGCTTCCCTTCATTAATCTGACCTAACTTATTCATAACGTAAACATCAATCCAGCTTTTAGTTTTACCACGAATGAGGTTTGAGTAGTAGCTGCCCAACATGTTTTTCTGGTTCTCAGCAGTCTTGCTAGGTTCATAGTCCTGGATAACACCCTCAGCATCTTTGACCTCTACCATGCCAGCAGGTTGTGTGTAGAAGCTCCAGTTGTCTGGCTTCACCATCATCCGCGCCTCGTCAGCAGAGATGTGGTCGGGGATGGGAACTTCACCAGACATGATAGGCCACCAGTGATCTTCTTCTGGGGCGTTGGTATCAGCGATAACCCCAGTCCAGGACGGGCCACCATCACGCATAGAAGGGAAACGACCTACGCGCATGGTGCAAGCATCAATGATTGACTTGGGTAATTCCCTCGCCTCGTTAATCCAGATGCCTGTCAGTTCGAGCGACAGCAACTTCTTCACGTCCTCTGGACGATCGAGTGCGAGGAAGATGACCTCTAAGTCAAGGTCACCTTGTTTAATGTGGTGGGTGTAGGGGACAGACCACTGGAACCTACCCCACTGATCTTCGGGAAACCAGTCAAGCCATGTCTTAATTGTAGTAGTTCGTAGCTGGGGGTTAGTGTTCCGAATGATAGCCCAACGAGAACGGCGAATACCTTCATCGTTTTTCTCCTGTGCTAACGCTCGTCGGAAGACTTCCACACAGCAACCAACAGACTTACCAGACCCCACAGGGCCACGAATCCCACGAAAGAAAGTATCATCTTTCATAAACTCCTTTAGAGTATCGCCATCAGGCTTGTAATTAAAGTTGGTCAATTTTAAAGTCCACCCCGACCTTGATAAGCTTTTCGACAACATCAGGTGCGATTGTTGCGATCAGCTTGTCGGCCTCGTAGTCTGTGCAGAACTCTTTGGGGTGATACTTGAGGTGAACCTTTTTAACAATCGTGCGCAGAGCGTTGCGCTCCTGCTGATTGATTGTATGTAAGAAAGTCATAGCTACTCCTATCTATGTTCTATATGCCTTTGTCTTCTTTGCAATGCCCTTGGGCTGTTTAGCAAACTGCTTACCAGCACGGCGAGCCGCACGTTTCTTTGCAGTAGTCTCAGCATATTCTTTAGAACTCAGAGATGCAATGGCTTTCTCGGGCAGGTAGCGCTCGCCAGTAGCCTCAGAACCCTGAGTGCTAGGCTTACCAGACTTGGTGCGCCACTTCTGTTTGCCCCAGGCAACAAGAGATTTCTGAGAAGCTTTCATCGGTATCCGCCGCCCTTAGCCTTATACTGCTTGGCAAGCATCTGAGCTTTACGCGCAGACCACTGCCCAGGAGCAGCACCCTTGCCACCAGCCTTGATGCGGTTGAAGAGACTCTTCCGCATCCCAGGCTTAGTATAGTTTCCAGCAGCGTTAACAGCCATTAGTCTGTAGCTTCTTGGCCGAGCTTACGCAGGGAGGTGGGAGTGTTTTTAGTTTTAACTTTCTCCACACGCTTTACAGGAACATGAGGGATTGGCTCGATGCCACGCTCTTTCAGTTCCTCAGCAGTAATAACGCGGACGCTATCTTCTGTAAGCGTTTCGCCAGACTTCAAGTTACCATTAGGCATCTTGCAGGTTTTGCCGATCCACTCGTTACCATCTGTTTTGTATAGCTTAGTCATTACCATTTAACCTTATCTGCCCAGTAAGCCGCCGACATCTTGCCCTTGGCTATGTTTTTTCTGTGACGAGCCTTGAAGCTCGCACGTTTCATCTTCATCTTGTCGGACTCGCCCGACTTGGGCTTGCCAGCAGTAGAAGCACCTTGCTCTCCGAAACGGATAGTCTTTACCTTCTCACCCTCTTTAGCCACTACAACGTGCGACTTCTTAGGATGATTAGGTGTGCGCTTGGGTTTATTATAACCTTTTACACCCGCGCGAACAAGTCTGGGATCTTTACTCACCGTATGCACTCCTTACACCAACCTTAGTTTTCTTTTTGGTAGTTACCTTGGGGCGACCTTCGGCACTCATCGTGCGCTTATCTTCCTCGCTGAGTTCAGGCTGTGGCTTGTCAGCAGGGATGCTTTGGGTTCCGCCCATATAACCTGAAGTATATTCATTCCCACGCCATTCAAACGTCTTGGCTTGCTTAGACTTAGCTCGGAACTGGGCTTGGGGGAAGGAAAGTTTATCAAGGTCTTGCTCTGGGGTCATGTCATTATACGCAGACTGCACGGTGGATTCTGCAAGATCAAGAGAGGAATCGCTCAACTCACCCAAAGGTAAGCGTCCAGAGTCTAGGTCAGGCTCCTCGTCAAAGAACTCACCAAAGCGTTGGAACTTAGGAGGGATGTAATAATCAATATCCTCAAACCCCTCCTCCTCAGACCTAATGGAATACCCTCCACCATCAGTCACTGTGGCAGTCAGGTAAGGAATGAACTCAGGGACTGCTTCCATCATCGGGAAATCGACAGCAGCAAGGGGAACTTCGTCAACACCAGGGGACGAGGCCATGTGGCGATCAATGCCCTCTTTAATAATTGCTAGGAACTCAAGAGGAACACTATCCTCGGAAGAAGTGCCAGAAGTCATAAAGTTGTCCATCACAGTGGTATATGCTGCCTGGACTACGGAAGAAGGATTGTATTCAGCCATAACGAACCTTTTGGGTTAAAAAATATTTCTAGACCACTATACTTTTTTTACCGAGCCTTGGGAAGGAATAATGTTTGTTGAGGTCCTCATCCTACTGTGCTGGGCCGCATTTTCCCCCCTACCCCCCACTACCATCGGGTCGCTGCCTGCAAGTAAAAGATTTACCCGAGGTCGATGTTAACCTTTATGTCTCCCGCAACAAGGTGCATATGCTTATCAGGAGCCTTGAGACCTGCGCGGTCTAGAATATCCTTGCTTGCTTCAAGCTGCACATACTCACTCTTTGCTGTCATGGATAGCTTCGCCACCTGGTGGACTGCTAGTGTCGCCTTAACTCCCAACTCATCCCTAACCCTTTGCATCATGTAGGCCTGCACCTTCGGCAGCGCTAACGCTTTGCTTGCGCTCACTCTTCCGCTCTCACCTTCTTTGTATCCTGCAACCTCTGCGGCTCGTTTTATCGTTCCGCCATTTGCTACGAGGTGCTCAACCAGTGCGGTCTGTTTCTCTGTCAAACCTGTCTCGGCATTCTTGATTGCGTTTGCCATTTCTTCCCTTTTGCTTTCCCCTGTAGGGATAACATA